TATGCAGGCTTTGTGTCGAAGTCGATTTCGTCCCCGACGCTTATCAGCTTTGCGCGTTGGGTGAATACGGCCATCGCCCCTTCGGTTATCGGCGATACGACCACCAAGAATTTGGCCGCATTGCAAGCAGTAACCGCCGGAACGCTTAGCGTGCTCGATGGTACGTCGGTTATTCCCATCTCATCGATCAACCTGAGTACGGCAACCACCCTGACGCAAGTCGCCTCCCTCATTCAGACGGCCCTTCGCACGGCCCTGGTTGGCACGATCTCGGCGCCGACGCTTACCACGCCGACCACATCGACCACGGGCGGCACGTTGGCGGCGGCGACCTATTACTACAAGGCCACATGGCTGAATGCCAATGGCGAAACCAACGGCTCCAACGAAGTAAGCGTTACGACCACGGGGACTACCAGCTCCAACACGCTTGCCATCCCTGCGGCGCCGGCTGGCGCCACGAGCGGCAAGGTGTATCGCGGCACGTCGGCAGGCGGCGAAAGCGTTTATTTCACCATTACTACCTCTCAATCTACGTTCGTCGATACGGGCGCCGCAGGCACGGCGGGGACTGTTCCGGCTTCCAACACTACGGGCGCGGCAGACCCACAGCTGGCCAGCGCGACCGTCACTTACAATACCAACACCAATCAATACGTACTGACCGGCAGCATTACCGGTACCGGCTCGCTGTCGGTCGTTCTTGGCGGCCCGCCGCCGGTCAGCACGGACATTGCCGGCCTCTTGGGTTGGGGAACTACCGGTACGGTCAACGTGCCAGGCCAAGCCGCACAAACGGCCCTCCAGGCAGTCCAGGCAACGACGGCCATTTCCAACAACTTCGGGTCGTTCATTTTCGTGACGGGTTTGGCGTCAGCGCTGCAGCAGTCCGATTACACGGCCATTTCCAATTGGAACGCCACGCAAAACAATCAGTACGTATTCAGCATCCCGGTCACGATGGCCAATCTATCGGCAATGAATGCCGCAGTCGTTGGCAATGCCGGAACGTGTCTGAACTTGCTGTCTTCGACCTTGCCAAACGATTACATTGAGCAATCGCCGTGCGAGATCATCGCCGCGACGAACTATTCGCAGCGACAGGCATCGCAGAACTTCATGTTCTATCAATTCCCGAACCGCAATGTGACGGTCACGGACGATACGACGGCGAACACGGTTGACAGTTATCGTTGCAACTACATCGGGCAAACGCAGTTCGAAGGTACGAATCTGGCTTTCTATCAGCGAGGCGTGCTGTGCGGCAATACGCAAACGGCACCCACCGACATCAATACATACGCGAATGAAATGTGGTTGAAGTCGGATATCGCTTCTGGTCTCATGACGTTCTTCTTGGCCATTCCCGAGGTTTCGGCGGATGCGGATGGCGCAGGTCAAATTAGCGGTGTGATTCAACAATCGGTCAATCGCGCGGTTCTCAATGGCACGATCGTGGCCGGTAAGACGTTGACGAACGCTCAACAAGTATTTGTAACGCAACAGTCCGGCGACCCGAATGCATGGAGACAGGTTCAAACCATTGGCTATTGGTTCACTGTTACGTTCAGCTCGCAAGTCAATTCGAATAACGGCCTGACGGAATGGTTTGCGAATTACATCCTGATCTATGCAAAGAACGACGCCATTCGTTCGGTGCAGGGTCAAGACATTCTGATGTAATGGATACGTAGACGTCTATGTGCTTAAGTACTTAGACGTCTAATCAACTTTCTGATTGAGGATTTAAGGTCATGCAAAATATTTCCGCTTTTGGATTGAGTATCCAAATCTTCGCAAGTACCACGTACCCGAATGGAATTACGGTCCGCGAATTTGGCGACGACGCCGATCCGCTGGACATCCCTGATTTGACGATCGGCGATAGCGGCATGGGTACTAATGGAGATATGGTGGTGTGGTCGCGCCCGGAAGGGATCGAGATCGGAATCTCTGTCATTCCAGGGTCGGCCGATGACATTAACCTTTCGCAGATTCACGAAGCCAATCGCGTAGCCAAAGGAAAGGTATCGGCGCGAGATACGATTCAAAGCGTCATCAATTACCCATCTGGCGGCGTCGGTCGAATGATCAATGGCATCATGATTACCGGCCAGGTCTTGCCAGCGGTTGCAAGCTCTGGGCGGCTAAAGACCCGGACATACAAATTTCGATTCGAAACCGTTTCAAAGTCGGGATTTGTTGGAAGCTAAGCGGTGTTTCCGATTCCGCTACAGCCGATTCCGGGACAAAGCGTATCGTTCAACGTTGATAACGCGTTTTGGCAACTGAAATTCTACCAATCAGTGAATTTCATGTGCTGCGATATCACGGTGAACGGTACGGCTGTCATGAATGGCGTGCGCTGTTTTGGCGGCTTTCCTTTGCTGCCATATGGCTATATGTCAACGCCTGGATATGGCAATCTGATCTTTGATAGCGATGGCGACTGGACGAAATTCGGTACAAGCTGCAATTTGTACTATTTGGAAGCAGCCGAATACCAACAATTTGAACTAATGATGCTGCTAGGCGTGAGTGCAAAGACGAACTAATGGCCATTTCGACGCTACAATGCAACGCAAACGAGGATCTTTATCTTGTGGACGGTCGCAATTTGGGCGTCCTGACGGGAGTTGACGCATTGCTTCAAAGTGTGCGACAGCGCTGCAAGATGCGTTTGGGCGAGAACATTCACAACACGAAAGAGGGCGTCGATTATTTCGGCACCATTTTTTCGTCGCCGACGAATTACGATGCGGCCCGCGTTTCATTGTCGAATGCCATTTTATCAACGCCTGATGTGTCGAGCGTCGAATCACTAACGATCACGGTCGCAAACAACCAATTTAGCTACATCGCCAACATCCAAACCGTTTACGGTCCTTTGACCGTTGATAGTGGCAATACCGCCCAATAACTTAAGGATTTAACATGAACGCACCTAAGCAATATGTCCAATTTGCCGGCGGCGTACTTCACTGCAGCGATGGTACCCGCACCCAATTGACCCCCGATGGGCGCGTGCCGCAGCCGGCGCAGCCTGGAGCCGCTGCACGGCTCGTTGTAGCTCAGCCGTCCGCTGCGGACGAAGCCGCTAAACTGGCCGCCGAAGAGGCTGCCGCAGCTCAGAAGGCTGCCGAGCAGGCCGCTGCGGATGAGTTGGCCAAGGCAAATGCCCTGGCGGAAGAAGCTGCGCGCAAGGCCGAGGATGAACGTGCTGCCGAGCAGGCTGCTGCGGAAGAAGCCGCTAAACTGGCCGCCGAAGAGGCTGCCACGGCTCAGAAGGCCGCTGAGCAGGCAAAGGCCGACGAACAGGCCGGCGCGAAGGCAAAAGGCGCCAAGAGCGCCGGCGATAGCGCAGACAAGACCTAAGCGCCGGCAACAGTGAGCCATCATGGAAAACGTCAGCGCGTTTGGCACATCGATCAACATCCTTGCAACCCGATCTTTTCCGATCGGGTTTCAAGTGAAAAAGCTTGCTGACGATAAAGATCCGCTGGTGATTGAGGAAATCGAGCCTACTGGCCACGAATTTCTTGTTGATGGCTCATTGTTTATTTTTGACAAAGCGACCGCAATAAAAGTCAAAATTTCCGTCGTCGCCGGCAGTGATGATGATTTGAACCTTAAAGTGATGTTGCAGGCGAGGAAAGGAACGCCATCGATTCTCAATCTTCCAGACATCACTACGATGACGATCCTTTACGGCAACAATGGTTCTGTCATGTTCACAAGTGGGTCTATCGTGAGTGGCCCTCTTGGTGATTCGATCAATCAATCAGGTCGATATCCAAGTAATACATACACGTTTGTTTTCTCTGATTTCGCTGGCGCGCAAAGCGTCTCTGAAGTCATCAATACGGCGATTCAAGCTATTACAGGGCTCTAATCCATGGCGTCGGTCATCTCGTCTGTTCTTTCGAGTTCGTCCGCGGCGCCAAGCATATCGATCATTAACGCCACGACCGGCAGCTCTGTAGCTAATGGTATAAAAGTAAAAAGCGTCAAGATCCGATTAAATTCGGCGATGCTAACACACATGCGCGAAGACGGGGCGACGATCGCCGATGCGCGAATCATTCACGCTTCTGTCATAGAGATGGATATCTATTGCCCAACTATCGACGATGTAGAGTCTGTCATTGATTTAATGAATGATCGTCAGAACATGTATACGGTGACTGCAAAAGGCATCGTATTCGAAAACATGATGGTCATGGCGACTCAAAATAAGCAGACGCCAGAAGTCCTATCAGCAGCCCCTTTCGTGCTCGTATTCAAAGAGCAATTGCTTGAAAACGTTGCGCCTGTTATTTGCATGCAGTCCGGCGATTCGGATACTCAAGACAACGGATTGCAACTTTTAAACAATATCGGAAATAACATAAATAATTTCGTGACCACTGTAAGAAA